CCGCCACGGTGCAGTCGCTGAAGCGCGGCCGGTTCGGCACGGCCGAGCAGTTCGAGCCCGCTCCGTACCGTGTCGAGCGCAGCTACGCCGACGGCACGCTGCGGGTGATCCGGCAGCGGCCGGAGGAGACGGCCGAGTGGCAGGAACGCGAGCGGGTCCGCCGGGCGAAGCAGAGGCCGCCGAAGCCGTCGGCGAAGGCGAAGACGCGGGGGAAGAAGGTGCGGGAATGGGATGGGGAGGGAAACGATGAATAGGGGAAACCATGAGTAGGGGAAAGACCGCCGCAGCGTCGGCGTTTCGCAGCCGGATCGTCGGCGAGGGCGACGAGGCGCCGGACCAGCTGCTGGCCAACCCGCTGAACTGGCGCGTGCACCCGAAGGAGCAGGTCGACGCGCTCGAGGGCCTGCTGAAGCAGGTCGGGTGGGTGCAGCGCGTCATCGTCAACAAGCGCACCGGGCACGTGGTCGACGGGCACGCGCGCGTCGCCCTTGCCCTGCGGCGCAGCGAGCCGAAGGTGCCGGTGCTCTACGTCGACCTGTCGGAGGCCGAGGAGCGGCTCGTGCTGGCCGCGATCGACCCGATCGGCGGCATGGCCGGGCGCGACGACGACATGCTGGCGCAGGTGCTCGACGGGCTGACGGCGGAGGACGCGGGGCTGCAGGCGCTGCTCGACGATCTTCGGCCCCCTCCGGCCGCCACCGAAGGGATGACGGACCCTGACGATGCGCCACCAGCGCCGATTGAACCCGTCACGAGGCCGGGCGACGTGTGGCTTCTGGGGCGGCACCGCATCGTCTGCGGCGACAGCACCAAGGCCGAGGATGTCGCCAAGGCCCTGAACGGCGTGAAGCCGCACCTGATGGTGACGGACCCGCCTTATGGGGTGGAGTACGACCCGAAGTGGCGCGCTCGGGCCGGCGTCAACAAGAACAAGAAGAAGATGGGCGAAGTGTTGAACGACGACCGAGCCGACTGGCGCGAGGCATGGGAGCTTTTCCCCGGCGACGTTGCCTACGTCTGGCACGCATCGTTGTTTACCCGGGAAGTGCTCAACAGCCTGGAGGTCTGCGGCTTTAAGCATCGGTCCATGATCATCTGGGCAAAGGACCGCTTCACCCTTGGCCGCGGCGATTACCACTGGCAGCACGAGCCTGCGTGGTATGTGGTCCGGGACGGGAAGGCTGGGCAGTATGTTGGCGGCAGAAGCCAGTCGACCGTTTGGAGCATTCCGGCACGCGACGACAGCGGCGTCGGGCACGGAACGCAAAAGCCCGTCGAGTGCATGAAGCGCCCGATCGAGAACAACAGCAGCCCGGGGCAGGCCGTGTATGAGCCCTTCAGCGGCAGCGGCACGACGATCATCGCGTGCGAAATGACTGGCCGGTCTTGCCACGCGCTGGAGCTGTCGCCGGCCTACGTCGATGTCAACGTGAGGCGCTGGCAAGCCTTCACCGGCAAGGCCGCCACCCTCGAAGGCGACGGCCGCACCTTCGACGAGATCGCCGCGGAGCGCGTGCCGGCCGAGGCCTGACATGCCCACGAACACCACCAACGCCGCCCGCGCCGCCCGGGGCCTCGAGCACCAGCGCCAGGCGCTCGAGCTGCGCCGCGCCGGCCTGGGCTACGAGGCCATCGGCGCGCAGCTGGGCCTGAAGAAGTCGCAGACCCACCGGCTCGTGCAGGCGGGCCTGGCCGAGTGCCGCGCGCAGGTCACGGCCAACGCCGACGAGCTGCGGTCGGAGGAGCTGTCGCGCCTGGACGGCATGCTGCAGGGCCTGTGGCCACGGGCGCGGAAGGGCGAGGTCAGCGCGGTCGACCGGGTGCTGAAGATCGCAGAGCGCCGGGCGAAGCTGCTCGGGCTGGACGCGCCTGAGAAGCGCGAGCTGTTCGGCAAGGGCGGCACGCCGCTGGTGCCCGGCGCGCTCGACCCGTCGGGCCTCTCGACGCAGACCCTGCAGGAACTGCTCGCCGCCCGCGATGCTGCAGCTCGCCGAGGCTGACTGGCTGGCGATCGAACGCGAGGCCTGCAAGCGCAGCCTCGTCACGTTCATTCGCCGCGCCTGGTCCGTGCTCGAGCCGGGCCAGCCCTACGTGCACGGCTGGCACATCGACGCGATGGCCGAGCACCTGGAGGCCGTCACTGCGGGCCAGATCACGCGGCTGCTCATCAACATCCCGCCGGGCACGATGAAGTCGCTGATGACCGGCGTCCTGTGGCCGGCGTGGGAGTGGGGGCCGCAGGGCCTGGCGCATTACCGCTTCATCGGCGCCAGCCACGAGGCCTCGCTGGCCACGCGCGACAACCTCCGCATGCGCCGGCTGATCCAGTCGGAGTGGTTCCAGGGCCTGTGGCCGATGGCCTTCACCAGCGACCAGAACGAGAAAACTTACTTCGAGAACGAGAAGGCCGGCTGGCGGCAGTCGTGCGCGGTCAAGTCCATGACCGGCCGGCGCGGCGACCGCGTGGCCTGGGACGACCCGCACAGCGTGGAAGACGCGCACAGCAAGGCGGCGCTGGCCGAGGCCGAGCGGGTGTTCGCCGAGACCTTGCCGACCCGCCTAAACAACCCCGACCGCAGCGCCATCGTCATCACGATGCAGCGGCTGCACGAGTCCGACATCAGCGGCCTGATCCTGTCGCGCGACCTGGGCTACGACCATCTGTGCCTGCCGATGGAGTGGGACGAGCCGCGCAAGGCCACGAGCATCGGCTTCGTCGACCCGCGCGCGGAGGTCGGCGAGCTGCTGTTCCCGGAGCGCTTCCCGCGCGCTGTCGTCGACCGCGACAAGAAGGTCATGGGCGCCTACGCCGTGGCTGGGCAGCTGCAGCAGCGGCCGTCGCCACCGGGCGGCGAGGAGTTCCAGCCCGACATGATCGGCACCATCGACGCCATCCCGGCCGGGCGCATCAACTGGTGCCGCGGGTGGGACTTGGGCGCGACCGAGGGCGCCGGCAGCTACACGGCGGGCGTCAAGGTGGGCTGGCATGCCGACGGCCGCGTCATCATCGCCGACGCGCGACGCGAGCAGTTCGCCGTGCACAAGCGCGACGCCTACATCCGCGCGACGGCCCAGGAGGACGGCCGCACGCTCAAGCAGAGCCTGCCTCAAGACCCGGGGCAGGCGGGCAAGACGCAGGTCGCGGGCTTCGCGGCGCTGCTGGCCGGGCACGAGTGCCACTTCAGCACGGAGAGCGGCGACAAGGTCGTGCGCGCCCGGCCGCTGGCGAGCCAGGTCAACGCCGGCAACGTGGTGATGCTGCGCGGCAAGTGGAACCGGGACTTTACCGACGAGCTGCGCACGTTCCCGAACGGCACGTACAGCGACCAGGTCGACGCGGCCTCCCGGGCGTTCGCCGGGCTGCTCGAGCCGGTTCCCGAGTCGCGGGTCTTCTAGGCCCCCGTTCCTAGCATCGGCCCCCTATGCCCGAGCTCACCATCAACGCCGACGACCTGCGCGCGCTCGTGCGGTCGCGCGAATCGCTGCTGTACGGCTCGCTCGACGAGAAACGCCCGCGGGCCTGGAGTCAGTTCGGGTATCCCGAGACGCTGACGCCCGACCGCCTGCTGTGCGCCTACCTGCGCGGCGGCCCGGCCTTCCGCGCCGTGCACCACGTGCTCGACCGCTGCTGGCAGGAATGGCCGCGGGTGAAGCTGAAGGCCAGCGACGACGAATCGACCTGGGAGACCCGGCTGCAGGGCATCCTGGAGAAGGTCGCCGCCTGGCCGAAGCTGCAGGACTGGGACCGCCGCAACATGGTCGGCCGCTTCTCCGGCCTGATCCTGCGCGTGGCCGACGGGAAGCAGCTGCGCGAGCCGCTGATGCGCGCGTCGCGGCTGGTCGACCTGGTGCCGGTGTACGAGCACCAGCTCAAGGTGACGGCGTGGGACAGCGACAGCGCGAGCGAGACCTTCGGCCAGCCGACCATGTGGCAGTACCGCATGCGCACCAGCGACCGCCAGGACACCCAGGGCAAGCCCGAGCAGTGGGTCGACGTGCACCCGAGCCGCATCCTGATCCTGGCCGAGGGCGCCGTCGGGGATGACTTCTTCGACGGCATCCCGCTGCTGCAACCCGGGTTCAATGCCTTGGTCGACCTGGAGAAGGTCAGCGGCGGAGCGGCCGAGAGCTACCTGAAGAACAGCGCCCGCACGCTGCGGTTCGTCTTCGACAAGGATGCCGACCCGACGAAGCTGGTGCAGCCGAGCACGCCCGGCGCGGCCGTGACGTCCGACGACGTGCGCGCCACGATCAACGACCGCGTCGACCGGCTGAACAGCAACGTCGACAGCGCCATCGTCGGCCAGGGCGTGACGGTGGACACGCTGCAGACCACGATGCACGACCCGCGCGGCGCCTGGGAGATCGCGGCGAACACCTTCGCGGCGGCCGTGGGCATCCCGTTCACCATCTTGTTCGGCCAGCAGACCGGCCGCCTGGCCAGCGACGAGGACAAGGCCGCCGACAACGCCCGGTGCAAGTCGCGCCAGCGCAACCTGCTGACGGGCGCCGTGACCGCCGTCATCCGCCGGCTGCAGGCCTGCGGCATCGTCGAGGCCTCGGACTTCGAGGTCGAATGGGCGCCGCTCGACGCGATGGGCGACGACGCGAAGGCCGACCAGGGCGGCAAGATGGCCACGATCAACAAGGACATGGTCGCCGCCGGCCGGAGCGCCCCCTTCAGCGAGAACGAGATCCGCAAGGTGCTGGGGTACGAGGAGGAGGCCGAACTCGACGACATGCCGGGCGAGGGCGACCCGGACGACGACGATCTCGACCCGCTGCCGGCGCGCGACGAGCCCCCGCCGCGGCCCGCGCCGACCGGCAACGCCGTCACCGTGCTGCCGGCCGCGCCCGACCTGACCGGCCACTTGAACGCCGCCATCGGCGCCATGCGCGCAGCTGCTGAGCGGCCCATCGCCGTGCACGTGCACCAGGCGCCGGTGCAGGTCAACGTCCCGCCCGCCGAGCTGCATGTGCACCAGGGCGACACGCACGTCACGGCCAAGATCGAGGGCCGCGGCACGGTGATCCGCACGCCCGTGCATGACGAGAAGACCGGCCGCATCAAGCACGTGATCGAGAAGCCGGCCGAGGGCGGCGCGTGAACGGCGCCTACACGACGGCCCTGGAGGGCCTGCTCGACCGCACGGTCGACCTGACCGGCGACGTGCGCGTGGCGCTGGTGCGCTCGACCTACACGCCGGATCTGGACTTCGACGCGGTGCTCACCGACCTGGGCGGCGCGATCAACGGCCGCAGCGGCACGCTGACCGGCGCTGAGTTCACGGCCGGCACCTTCGACGCCGACGACACCACGCTGACTGCCGACGCGGCCGTGGCCTGCAACGCGCTGGTGCTGTACGTGCACACCGGCGACGACAGCACGGCCCGGCTGGTGGCCTACGTCGACGACCCGGCTATCGGCCTGCCCTTCACGCCGGCCGCAGGGCAGGGCGTCAACATCGTCTGGGACAACGGACCCGGGCGCATCTTCAGCATCAGGAGAACCGCATGAGCATGAGCAACACCGCCGAGACCGCGCTTCTTCGGCTGCTTTTCCAGAACACCGCCTTCGCCAACATCGGCGACGCCAGCGGCCTGCAGCCGTCGGCCGCCGCGGGCAGCTTCTTCGTGCGCCTGCACACCGCCGACCCCGGCGAGGCCGGCACGGGCGACACGAGCGAGGTGGCGTACACCGGATACGCCCCGGTCGGCGTGGCGCGCAGCGCCGGCGGCTTCACCGTGACCGGCGACCAGGTGAGCAACACCGCGACTGTGCAGTTCGGCGAGTGCACTGCGGGCAGCGCGACGGCCACGCACTTCAGCGTCGCCATGGGCGCGGGCGCGGGCGCGGCCATTCTGTACCGGGGCGCCCTCAGCGCGGCGCGCAGCATCAGCGCCGGCATCACGCCGCTGTTCAACCCGGGCGCTCTGACGGGCACGGTGAACTGATGCTGGATTCGCTGTCGGCCATCAATCGAGCCTTCGATGAGGGCCGGTGGCATCTGCAGCGCTTCACCAAGAACGCGGGCACGGCCTACGCGCTGCAGTGGGCTGACCCCACCTTCGCGTCCGGGCAGCCGGCCTACGATGCCCACGTCGGCGCCGCGCTGGCCTTCACGCCGACCGTGGCCGTGCGCAACGATGCGATTTACTTCCCCGACTGCGCGCCGGGCCAGGAGCGCCGGCTCATCAGCGCCACGTTCCGCGGCGCGCAGGGCGGCGGCTTCAACGGCGCCGAGAGCTTCGTCGTCTATGACCTGCTCGGCTTCTACCCGCTGATCGACGGCGACAGCACCGACGAGCAGGCGATGGACAACACGGCCGCGCTGCCGCGCTACAGCAGCGGGGATGGCGTCTGCGCCGTCATGGTCAACCACGTCGCGCCGGCCGTGCAGGGCGGGGTAGGGCTGCTGACGTACACCGACGCGGCCGGCGTGCAGCGCAGCAGCACCATCGGCGTGCCGCTGAACGGGGTCAACCTCGTCTGCAGCAGCGCACGCGACACCGTGGACCTCGATGTCGGCCCGCTGGCGATGAGCCTGAACGCGCCGCGGGGCGTGCGGCGGATCGACGCCATCCAGTACACGACGCCACCCGGCGGCCTGCACGCGATCTACCTGATCCGGCCGCTGGCCACCGTCGTCGGCGGCGACAACCTGCTGGCCGTCGAGAAGGACTTCTACCGCTCCGGCGCGCTGCACTGCCCGCGCGTGCACGACGGCGCCTGGCTCGGCTTCTTCAACCGCATCGGCTCCGGCACCGCGCGCTCTGTCGCGTGGTGGGGCCATTTCACCTTTGCCTGGGGCTAGACATGCCGATCGCATCAATGGACCAGCTGGTCGCCGCCATCAGCGCCGGCAAGACGACCCGCTACGACTGGAACAAGATCACGGGCGCCGCGGCCTACGCGCTGGGCCGGTGGTATGACCTGAGCGCGCTCGCGGGCCTGCCGGTGGCGAACAGCTACCCTGGCACGGCCCTGGCCTGGCGCGCGTGCGATGAGAGCACCGGCAACGGCACCGACATCTTCGGCATTCCGCACGGCGGCAACGTGACGGCGGACGTGAAGCACCTGCTCAACATGGCCGCATGGAGCACGGCGGCCACGGGCGTGCCCGGCACGCTGATGCTGGTGGACGTGCAGGGCTACTGGCCCGGCATCAACATGAACGTCGCCACGCTGCAGACCCTGACCGGCGCGCCCGCGCCGCGCTACACCGACGGCGCCGGGTTGCGGGCATTCCTGTCTGTGCGCACGACGACGGGCGCGACGGCCCATAACCTCAGCTACAGCTACACCAACCAGGCCGGCACGACGGGCCGCGTGCAGCCCGTCACGGTGTCGTGCACTGCCTCGGCCATCGTGCCGCACATCACGCACAGCGGCACGGCAGCCAACAACTACGGCCCGTTCCTGCCCCTTGCTTCGGGCGACAGCGGCATCCGCAACTTCGCCAGCGTACAACTGTCGGCGGCCTCTGGCGCTGGCACGGCGGCGCTGGTGCTCTGCCGGCCGCTGGCGCAGATCACGCTGTCGGTCGTGGGCCTGATGACCGAGAAAGACCTGCTGAACCAGATCCCGAGCCTGCCGCGGGTTCAGGACGGCGCATGCCTGACGTGGCTCTGGGGCGCCGGCAACGCGACGGCCGCGGCCACGACCTTCGCGGGCGGCGCCGAGTTCGTCTGGGGCTGACGTGGCGATGTACCCGAACGGGCGCTATCTGACGGCGACAGCCGGGCGTCAGTTCGGCCCCGGCGCGGGGCTCGAGGTGCTCGGCCGGAACCTGGGCGACCGCTTCGCAAAGGGCTTTGGCACGTTCGCGCCGACTGCCAGCGCCCCGGACGGCTACGGCATGGCCGGGCTGGTGCCGCCGCGCGTGGCCGGCAGCATGTCGGCGCTCGGCCCGGTCGCCGCTGTCGCGGGCGCTGCCTCGCTGCTGCAGGGCGCCCCGATGATCGGCACGGCGGCCATGACGCTGACGCCCGACCCCGCATCGCTGGGGCTGGTGGTCTCCATGTCGGGCGACGGCGCCTTCAGCCTGGCGGGCGCTGGCAGCTTGGCCGGCGTGGTGCAGCTCACCGGCACCGCGGCGCTGTCTTTCGCCGGCACCGCGGGCCTGTCCATGATCGTGCCCTTCGAGGGCGCGGGCTCCTTCTCGTTCGCCGGCAGCGCGGACCTGCGCGGGCGCCTCAGCATGCAGGGCGAGTGGACGCCGTTCACCGCGCTGTCGCCCGAGGGCCTGGCTGCCGCGGTGTGGGAGCGCATCATCGAGTCCGGCTTCAGCGCTGAGCAGGTGCTGCGCATTGTTGCCGCGCAGGCCGCCGGTGACGCGACCGGCCTCGAGGGCCCGTCTGCCGTCTTCAAGTCGCTCGACGGCACGAAGAACCGCATCGCCGGCACGTACAGCGCCGGCACCCGCAACGTCACGTCACTCGACGGTAGCTGATGAGCGCGCTCGGCCGGTGGCTCGGTTCCTGGGCCGGCCGCTGGTACGGCGCGGCGGGTGGCGAGGGGCCGCCGCCTGCGCACGTCATCGAGGCCCGCGGCGTTGCGGTCGACGTTACGGTCGGCCGCCCCAGCGTCACGCCGGTCGCTCCGCCCGAGCCCGAGCCCCCAGCCGTCGGCGGATGGTCGGCACCGTGGAAGCCCGCGCCGCGCCGCGTCACCGCCGCGCCGGTCCTCGCCGAGGCCCGCGTCGGCAGCCCCCGCATCACGCTGCAGCTGCGCGCGGTGCATGCAGGCATGCAGGCATGCAGCGCCGGCCGCCCGCTGGTGCTGACCGACCCCGTGCCGCCGAAGCGCCGCGCAGCGCCGAAACCGACCGGGCCGACGCCGGCCGAGCTGCAGGCCGAGGACGAGCAGCTGCTGCTGATGGACTGACCCGACCATGATGAACCGCATCCGCCCCCGCTCGCCCATCATCCCGGGCGACACGACCGACCGCACCGGCAGCGGGCCCGTGCAGCGCCGGGCGATCAAGGCCATCCGCCAGCGCTGGGCTGGGCTCACGGCCGAGGTGCTGGCCATATTCGCGCGCATCCGGGTGATCGGCGAGGTCGCCCAGAACGACACCAGCGGCACGCCGCGGACGATCTACGCCCTGACCCCCGAGGAGCTCGCCGCCGTAACGCAAGCGTTACGCGAGGCCTTCGACCGCTGGATCGAGGCCGTGGCCGGCGGCAGCTACCGGACGCACTGGTACGCGCAGATCGACGCCGATGCCGCCCAGCTCGGGCTGGCGCAGACCGTGGCGAACCTGACCGCGCTGTCGGCCACCTACTCGGCCTCGCGCAACATCGGCGCGGCGCTGATGAGCCAGGGCTTCCAGAACCGCGTGGCCATGGCGCAGATCAAGTCCTACGAGCACTGGGTCGGGCTGTCGGCCGGCGAGAAGTCGGCGCTGTCGCAGATCATCGGCCGCGGCATCGTCGACGGGAAGAACCCGCGCGTGGTGGCGAAGGAGATCGCCGAGCGCATGGGGGTGTCGCGGGCTCGGGCTGAGGGTTACGCGCAGACAGACGTGACCGACACGCTGCGCATGGCCCGCCTGGATGAACGCGACTGGGCAGTCGAGAACCTGGGCATGGACATCGGCCTGCTGTGGAAGTCGGCGCTGATCCCGACGACCAGGCCGACCCACGCGGCGCGCAACGGCCGCACCTACACCAGCGCCGAGGTGCGGGACTTCTACAGCCGGGACGGGAACATCTACCGCTGCCACTGCAGCGTGACCGAGGTGCTGCTCGACGACGACGGCCGCCCGATGCTGACCGACCGGGCGAAGGAAACTAGCCGCACCGAGCTGGCCGCGTGGCGCAGGAAGCAGCCCGCGCGCTGATCCGTAGCATCGCCCATGCCGGCTAGGGGTGGCCGGTTCATCGTTGTTGTCTCCTGCCCTCGCGGGCACCTCGGCCCCGGCGTCGCAAGGCTCCGGGGCTTTCTTTCGTCAGAGCCCTCGGACGGTGTTGCCGTAGAACCGCACGCGCTGCAGCTCGGCCTCGTGCTCGCGGCGCCGATCCTCGCGGTCTTCGCGCAGCCGGCTCATGTAGCCGAAGTGCCAGCCGAAGAAGGCGCCGATCAGGACGCCGATGCAGAGCCAGACGAAGGCGGTCATCGCGTCGCATCCTCAGAAAGCCGCGCCAGCAGCGCCAGCTCGTCGGCGCTGAACGTCGCATCCACGCCGCCAGTCCCGGCCCGCTTCAGCAGGTCCGACCCCTCGGACTGCACCACGAGGCGGACGTAGCGGCGGAGGAGGTCGGCATGGTCAACGCTGTCGGCTGGGAACTCGATCTTCTTCAACGTGACGCCGCCGTGGTCGACGTAGAAGTCCGCCCCCACCATCACCAGGACGCCGCCAAGCTCGGCAGCAATCCGCAGCGCGGCTTCGTGTCGCGTCAGCGGCCAAGAAGGGGCGTGGATGGCGCGATCGGGGGCGGCGTGGTCGACGGCGCCCGGCTGCGGCTCCGGGATGCGGCCGAGCAGGCGGCCTTCCATGAGCGCGAGCCCGAACCAACTGTCAGGCCACCCCTCAAGCCGGAAGACCTCCTCGTCGCCGTCAATGACGGAGATCATGCCGCTCCAGACCTGCACGACTTCGACGTCGCCGTTCGGTCGCTGGAGCCAGTACCAGCCGTCGGGCGGCGGCGCTGTAGGATCTACGGTAGCCATGAGGCGGTTCCTTCGCTGAGTGGTCAGAATCCCGGGGTCGATTCGCAGTCGCCTCGGGCTTCGCCATTGTGGGGCCCGCGACAGTGCCGCGCAACGCCGTTCCTAGCATGCGCCGGCATGAAGCAATCGCGCGTGCACATCCTGTCGGCGGTCAACGCCGGCGCCGTGTCCAAGTCGGGTGGCCGGTACACCGTGGCGAACGTCGTCGGCTGTGTCGACGGCCTCGTGATGAACGGCATGCTGTACCCGGGCGAGCAGCTGGCCTCGGCCGCGCCGTCCCTCGAAGGCAAGCCCGCACCCGCCGGCCACCCGAAGGACGACGCCGGCCGCTACATCAGCGCGCTGAGCGGGAATGCCCTGCTGACCAGCTACGCGGGCGCCGTGTGCACGAACGTGCGGCACGAGGGCGGCCGGACGCTGTACGACGTCGTCGTCAACGAGGCCCAGGCCAAGGCGCACCCGGACGGCGCGAAGCTGGTCGAGCGGCTCGAGGCGGCCATGAACGGCAGCAACGCCGAGCCGATCCACGTGTCGACCGGCCTCTTCTGCAAGGCCATCACGGCCAACGGCGAGAGCCTGGGCAAGAAGTACCAGCGCATCGCCACCGAGATCACCTACGACCACTCGGCCTTCCTGCTGAACGAGAGCGGCGCCGGCACGCCGGAGCAGGGCGTCGGCATGTTCCTGAACGCGGCCGGCGAGGCTGAGCAGGTCGAAGCGGTGGCCGTGAACGAGGCGCTCGACCGGCGCGGCGAAGGCCTCGGCTCGTGGGCTCAGGGCCTGCTGCGCAAGCTGCTGGGCAACGAGGACGAGCTCAGCCTCGATCAGATCCGCGACGGCCTCTACAAGGGCCTGCCGAAGGGTGGCTGGGTCCGCGAGGTCTTCGCGCGCTACGCCGTCTGGTCAGACGCTGACGGCCGGATGTACCGCCAGGACTACACCGTGGCTTCGGATGGGTCGTCCGTAGCATTTTCTGGGACTGCTCAAGAGGTGCGCGAGAAGCGCGAGTACGAGCCGATCAACAACCTGCAGAAGGACGCCATGAAGGACATGCTCATCGCCGCGCTGAACGCCGCCGGCATCAAGACCGAGGGGCTGACCGAAGCGCAGCTGCTGTCGGCCTACAACCAACACGTCAGCACCGCGGCCGTCGCCCCGGTGCAGGCCAAGCTCGACGCCGCAAACGCGCAGCTGCAGACGCTGCAGGCCAACGCGCAGCAGGCCGAAGCCGCCGAGCTGGCGACGCTGGCCACCGAGCTGGCCGCCAACTCCAAGGGCCTGACCGCCGACGACTTCAAGGCCATGGGCCTGAAGCGCTGCAAGGAGCTGAAGGCCAACGGCACGACCGCTGCGCCGGTGCTGCCGGGCGCTGGCGCCGCAACCGGCTCGGGCGAGCGCCAGCGCTACAGCCTGAACGAAGACTTCACCAAGACCGCCTGAAGGAGAACGGACCATGGCTGGCAATCGAGTTTTCCGCGGCGGCCGAAGCGAGCCCCGCACCATCAGCGACCGCACCGTCACTGGCGCGCTGCTGCCCTGCACGGCCGTGGCCGTCGGCGCCAGCGCGTTCACGCAGGCCACGTCGGCAAGCGGTGTGCGCCTGGCGCTGCTCGGCAACCGCGACTTCTACGGCGCGAGTGCTGACGGCTTCACCACCACGAACCCGCTCCTGACGCCCTACGTCAGCGGCGAAACCGGCGTGGCCTACAGCCTGCAGCCCGACGACCAGGTGGTCTGGGCGATGGCCGCCGGCACCTACACCAGCGGCCAGGAGCTGACGGTCGCGGCCAACGGTCGCCTCGCGGCGGCGGCGGCCACCAACATCGTCGTTGCCTACTTCGACGACGCAGCGCTCTCGGGTGTCGCGCTCGCGGCCGGCGCTCTCGCCGACGTGTGCGTGGCGAACTTCTACACCAAGGCCTGACGGAGGGCGCATGGACTACAAGCTGAACTTCACCAAGGATCAGGAAGACCTGATCTGGAACGAGCGCCACGCCTTCGATGCACGCATGGAGGCTCTGGCAGCCAACAGCGGCGCCATGGTCGGCAACGCGCTGCCCATCCCGCTGGACGCCTGGCGCCGCATCGACAGCCGCGCGCAGGCCATCGCCCGCAGCCGGCTCGCCGTGTTCGGCCGCCTCGCGCAGGCCAACACCACGCCCGTCGGCATCGCTGACCTGCTGAGCTACTACGCGCAGACCACCGACTCCAACGAGGTGCTCGTCACCATGGACGGCCGCGTCGAGACGAAGGGCGACCAGGCCAACGTGCAGATGGTGGGCACCCCGGTGCCGATCGTCACCACCGGCGCGCGCTTCGGCTGGCGTCAGATGGAGGTGATCCGCCGCGGCGGCAACATGATCGACCAGGCCACCTTCGCCAACGGCCAGCGCCGTCTGGCCGAGTGGCTGGAGAACATGGTGCTGAACGGCGTGCCGACCGTGAACGTGGCCGGCGCCAGCATCCAGGGCCTTCGCACCTTCACGCAGCGCTTCACGGGCAACCACACGTTCACGCTGGCCACGGCCACGGGCGCGAACTGGGTCACGGCCGTGAACCAGATGCTGTCGGGCCTCGAGTCGCGCAACCAGTTCGGCCAGGTGACGATCTTCGTGAACCAGGGCGACTACCGCAGCATCGACACGCGCGACTACGCGGCGAACTACCCGGGCACGATCCTGCAGCGCCTGCTGGCGATCAGCCAAGTGGCCGAGATCGTCCCGGCGTCGAGCGTGCCGGTGAACGAGCTGATCGGCGTCGCCGACATCGGCTCGGGCGAGTGGGGCAGCGTGCTGTCGGCCATGCCGATCACGACCCGGCCGAAGACCCGCCAAGACCCGGAGGACGACTACGTCTTCACGATGATGGCGGCCCAGGCCCTGCAGCTGCGCGCTGACGCGAACGGCCAGTCGGCTGTTGCGCATCTGGTGCTGTGACAGCATGAAGGTGCTCGTCACGTTCCTGGCGGCGCCGTGGCCTGCGGGCACGGTGCCCGGCCACGTGGTCGAGCTCGTGGGGTGCGACAGCATCCCGCTGTGGGCCGTCGGCAAGTGCGAGAAGGCGGCCGACGATGCCGGGGTAGTGTCCACCTGGACGCGGCCCGGCTTCGTCGTGCCGGCCGAGCTCCCCGGCGAGCCCGCGAAGAAGCCGCAGGGCGAGCCCGTGGTGAACCCGGCCCCCGCCCGCAAGACCGCGAAGGCCCAGGCCGCCGCCGGCTGAGCCCGCGCACCGCCGTCGCCCGCCATGCTCACGCTGCTGCAGGCGACGGCCTACCTCGACGAAACGCTCGGCATCACGGTGCCGAGCTTCGTCCTTCAGGCCGCCGTCGACGACGTGGCCACGCGCGAGGCCGCGATGACGACCGCGGGCTACAGCGCCTCGACCATCGTGCGCATCCAGGCCATGGCCGTGGCCATCCTCGCCGGCGCCGACTTCGCCCGCCGCATCAAGTCGCAGGCCGCCCCGAGCGGCTCGTCGCGCAGCTTCGAGAACGTCGACGACGCGCTCTCCCGCCTGCGCCGCGCGCTGTCCGCGCTCGACACCGCGAACACCGTCGCCGACCTGCTCGGCCCGGACCCGAAGACCGGAACCCTGCTGCTCGTGACCTGCTGATGCGGGCGGCACCAGGCTGACCAGCCCCGCACATGGCCACGATCCAACCTGACAGCATCTCGGTCGCGTCGAGCGTGACGACGGCCTACGCGGGGCGGGCTGCGCCTACGCCGCCGCCCCCGCCCCCGCCGCCACCCCCGGCCCCTGCGTTGACCCTCGTCCCCGGCACGGCCAGCGCCACGGTAGGCGTGGCCGCCACCGGCTGGCGCGTGGACAACACCGGCAGCGTGCCTGCCGCGGCCAGCGTCAACGTGCCCGCCGAGCTGTCCAGCAGCTTCAGCAACGGGCAGACCATCGCGGCCGGTGCCAGCGTGGCCTTCACCCTCACAGCGCTCGTGTCCGGCGCGCGCAGCGTGGCGCTCAGCAGCAGCACCCCGGGCGCGGTCATCAGCGGCAGCCCGGGCACGTTCACGGGCGTGTCGGCGCCGCCCCCGCCCCCGCCCCCGCCCCCGCCCCCGCCGCCGCCGCCGCCGCCAGCCCCGCCCGACTACATCAAGGCCCCGCCGGCCGGCGTCTCCAGTCTCGCTGCGCTCATCGGCGACAGCAACACCGAGCACAGCTTCAGGTCGACCCAGGCCTACTGGCGCAACGGCCTGCTGGGCGGCGTGCTGGACATGCGCGCCAACAGCGGCAAGTCGGGCGTCGCCATCCTCGACCTGATCAGCCAAGTCGACGCCGTTTACACCAACGGCAGCAACCCGGGATTGCAGGGCCTGCCTCCGCTGGGCTGGGTGATCCTGCAGTTCGGGACCAACGGCTGGCGAGGTGTGACCTCAGTCGACTCGACCATGCGCTCGCAGTTCACCACGTTGGTGAACAAGCTCAAGCTGGTCGCTGAGCACGTCGTGATCATCACGATGCCACCGGCCGGCGGTGTCACCACGCCGCGCGCGGCAGGCTACCCGGTGGTCCGTGCGTACTTCCAAGAGTTCGTCCTCGCGGACTCCTCGAATCGCACCCACCTGATCGACGGCTGGGGCAGCACCATCGACAGCAGCGGGAACATCATCCCCGAGATGTGGCTGGTGGACGAGTACCACCCGAGCGGCGCCGGCTCGCGCCAGGTGGCGCTGACCGAGTTGCCCCAGTGGCAGGCCCTGCTGGCGAACCAGAGCTACGCCCGCGCGCCGTTGGTCACAAGCGCGGCCGACGTGTTCCCGGCCCAGCCGCAGTGGATCAACAACCCCACCGCCACGGGCACCGTCAGCGTCAGCGGCGCGTGGACTGGCACGCTACCCACCGGCTGGAACATCGGCACCAACGGCAGCGGCATCGGCGGCACGGTGGAGATCATCCCCGCGACTGCCGGCGACCCGAACCCGGTGCCCTGGGTGCGCATCCGCCCGACCACGCAAAGCAGCTTCGCGCAGATCAGCCTGACGTTTGCCGCCTCGGGCCGGGCCATCACCGCGAGCGACCCGAGCGAGCTCGAGCAGTTGGTCGAACTGCGCTTCAACGGCATGCAGCGTTTCAACCAGCTGGAGTTCTGGATCCAGGCCGCCGGCTCCGTCAAGTTCGTGCAGACGGCCTACCTGCGCTGGGGCCCGACCATCGGCGCTAACGAGCAGGTTGTGTTGCGTCAGCGGTACTACCGCGATTCGTCCACGGTCGGCGGCACTCCGCTGGGCGTCATCTACATCTACAGCGTGGTCGCGGGCAGCGGCGACGTGGGCTACATCGACGTGCGCTGCCCGTCGGTGAGGGGGTGACATGGCGGCAAGCAACAGCTGCTCTTCCTTCTGCCGCGAAGCGGCGGGCGGCGCCAGTGATGCGCTGCAAGTCGCCGCCTCGCTCGGCTTCTCGCTCCTTGAGATGCTGCACACCTGGGAGAGCCTGTGAAGCTGCCGAAGGTCACGATCGCGCTGCCGCAAGGCGCGGCGCTGAAGACGACGCGCCGCAAGGGCGATACGTCGGCGAGCGTGCTCGTGACGGTGAACCGTGGCACCGAGGTGGTGGTCGTGCGCGAGGCTGCGCCGGTCCCCGCGCCACCGGCTCCAGTGCCTGCGCCGCCTGCCCCCGCCCCGCAGCCGCCCGCGCCGCAACCGCCCGCCCCGCAGCCTGGGTTCATCAGGATCGAGCGCAAGACGCTCGATCGGCACGGCAGGCACGTTTGGTTCGGCGCCTGGGCCTGGGGCGACTCGTACAACCGCAGCACCGAGGAAATCCGCTTGTCGCCCGGCCAGCGCGTTTCCCTGGAGGCGTGGCGCGGCCGGGTTTTCGGCAGGGCTGAGATGCCAGAGCACACGTACACGCTGCTGCTCGATGGTCTCGCCTTGGCGACCGCAACCGCGCGCGCCGGCCAGCCGCGCTTCAATTTCGAGTTTGTAGTGCCCGAGCTGGCGCCGGGGTGGCACGGTATCGACATCGGTGGCCTGCAGCCCGGCGAAGAAAGCATCAACTACTTCGCCCGCGTGGTCGGCGGCGTTGATACGCTGGTGCCGGTGGTGCAGTCGTCGCTCGAACTGTCGCACCGCCACCAGCCGCGCGACGCCAACGGCAACCTGCTGCCCGACATCCACTTTGCGCACGCCTGGGCCTGGGTGCCTGTCGGGCCTGCTGTGGCGCGGCCGACAGCGGATCACACCTATTTGCCCGTGACCGATCCGCGCGAGCAGACCGCGGACATGCTCGTGCCCGGCGACGCCTACCCGCCGACGATGCTGCGCAGCCTGCCGGGCGGCGGCAATTCCGCGATGGGCGCGCAGGCGTACTTCTGGGATCAGTGCATCGGCCTCAACGGCCGGGATGAGGGCCTGTTCCACCTCGACGGACCGCGGGGCATCGGCACGACCTGTTTCGTGACGCACCTCGAAGTCGGCCGCGCTACCGAGACACAAGACCCGCGCAGCACGCCCCGGAAGTTCGTCTACGGCTGCGAGCCGCGTCGCGTGTTCCGGGTCAGCAACACGGGTGAAGTGGTGACGCTGGCCGGCCGCCGCGGTACGCCCGGCGCCTACGAGCTTGTGGGCGATTGGTCCGCTGTGCCCGAGGCGATGCGCGGCTTCAAACTGCTGTGGGGCTCGTGCTGGGACTCGCGCACGTTGAGGGTGGACCCGAGCATGCCCCTGGTGGGCGGCCGTCCGGCGCACCCCAAGAACCCGCGCATGTACGTCGTGGACAGCATGCGCAACTCGCTGTACAGGCTGGAGTTCGACGGCCGCAGCCACGAGACGCCGGCCCGGGTGTTCCTCATCGCCACGCTGCCGGGCATGTGGGATTGCGTCGAAGACCCGAGCACGAACACCGTCATCGTCAGCCTGCGCGATCAGCACAAGGTCATCCGTATGACCTTCGACGGCGAGGTGTTGGAAACGCTGCTCGAGCGCGACCCCACGCGGCCCGGCGCCGCGACGGTGGACTACCGGCACACGGCCTGGCTGCAGGGGACCACGCTTGAGCAGGCGCAGGCGCAGACCATCCTGGCGCCTGAGGGCCTGTACCTGCAGGAGACCGAGCTCTACATCGGCAGCCGGGTCATGGAGCAGATCCCGGTGCTTGACCTGACCACGCGCCGCATCGTCCACCGCTACCCCGTGCCCGGTGCGCGCGGCCAGCACTTCGTCAAGTTCGCTGTGGGTGACGAGACTTTCGGCGGCAAGCAGACGGTGTTCCCGGCCACGTTCGCGGTGCAAGAAGGTGGGCAGTGGTACGGCATCCGCCGCGACGGCTCGCGCTGGATCAACAACGCGCCTTTCGCCCTCGACACCTACCAGATGAGTTTCGCGGTCGGCGGCGGCCGGCTCATCGCTGGCGGCAGTGACTACGGGCTGCGGCGCTACTACAAAGGGCCGCGCCTGGACATGCCGCTCTACCGGCAGGGCGAAGCCGAGTTCTTCGCCATGCACGGCCGGATCGTGTACGGGCCGCGTGGCGTGGGTCGCTTCGATGTACCAAACGCCAGCCCAGCGCTCAGGTACTTCCTCGATCACAACTAAGCTCGGAGCGTCTCACATGTCATTGCAAAACTCCGGTTCGCACAACCGAGGCTTGCTCGTCGCGAACACCGTGTACCAGCGGAACATCGAGATCAGCGCTGGTGCGAACCGGAGAATCTTCGTCGGGACCGCCGCCCAGCGGTTCTACATCGACACGCAGCTCTCGATCACCTTCAACGGCGTCGCTGGGACGCTGGTGGCCGAGACCAGCACCGGCCCTGCGCCGCGGGTCCACATCTGGCGCTGGGACGATCCGGCAGTCGGGGTGGGCTTGCTGGAGGTGAACAACAACGTCAACCGCAACGACGGCATTTGGTTCTGGATCGTCGTTGACGAGTCGACTGGTGCCGTCACCTTTGCTCTTGACGAAAGTGCCTCGGACAACAACGCCAACCCTGCGGCGGTCGTGCCGGCGTCGAGCATTGCGTTCATGATCGCGCACGGGCTTGAGGCGTCGAACGGCGGATCAACGCCGTTCAGCACGATCGGAGCCGCTGATGGCGTGATCGTCACGGGATCCGCCCCGAACCGAACCTACCCCTCAAACACACAGCTTGCCGCGGTGACGGTGGTTGTGCCGCAGGGCGCAGCCGCCCCCGTCATCACCGGCCCCACCGGCGCCGCCGGCGCGGCCAGCATCACGCACAGCGTCAACGAGCTGCAGAACAACGCCGGCACCTGGTCGGCCACCAGCGGTAGCGCGTGGAGCCTGTCCGGCACCGATGCCGGCTTGCTGAGCATCAGCTCGGGCGGCGTCGTCACCCTGGCCGCGGGCAGCTTCGACCGCGAGACGAAGGCCTCGTACTCGTTCAACGTCCTGCGCGACGCGGTGGCCCAGGCCGTCACGCTCAACATCAACAACGTCAACGAGGCGCCCAGCTTCAGCGGCCCCGACATCAGCGTGCCGGGCCTGGTGGTCGGCTCGGCCATGTCGAGCATCAATGCCGCGCTGCGGTTCGCCGACCCCGACGCCGGCGACACCGGCACCTACAGCGCCGTGGGCACCTGGCCGGCTGGCGTCACGGTCAACAGCGCCGGCCTCATCAGCGGCACGCCCAGCGCCGCGGGCACCTCGAGCAACCTGCGCGTGCGGCGCACCGACGGCGGCGCGCTCACGGCCGACAGCAACCTGTTCAGCATCACCGTGTCGGCGAGCTCGACGCCGGTGTCGTTCACCGGCACCGTCAGCGCGCAGAGCGGCACCGTGGGCACGGCCTTCAGCTGGGCCGGCTCGGCGCTGGCGAGCTTCTTCTCCGGCAGCCTGACGCCCTTCGCCTACAGCGTCAGCGCGGGCAGTCTGCCGCCCGGCCTGACGCTGAACAGCGGCACGGGCGTCGTCAGCGGCACGCCCAGCTCGGCTGGCACCTTCAACGCCACCTTCCGCGCGCTCGACACCGGCAGCAACGCGGCCACGAGCAACAGCGTGGCGTTCACGATCGCTGCGGCGCCGCCGCCTCCGACCGGCCCCACGCTGCCCGCCGTGGCCACCGACGCCACCGGCAGCACCCGGCGCACCGGCCAGACCACGCGCATGGTGGTCGAGCCCTTCACCAGCATCGAGGCGCTGGGCACCGGGGTTCGCACCATCGCCACGGGCACGACCGACGCGACGACGGGTGAGGTCACGCTCACCGGGCTGTCGCCGGGCACCTATGCGGTCCTCGGCTTCTTCCCGAGCACCGGCGCCACTATCGCGGGCGTGCGGTTCCGCCTCGTCACGGTGAGCTGATGGACCGCAACCTGCTCAGCACGATCCCGGTCGGCATCAGCGCCGGGCTCGAGATCGCCGGGCCGCCGGAGTGGGGCCTGCTGGGCTCGCAGATCCTGGCCGAGACGGCGACCGGCACGCACGGCCCCGGCGCGCTCATCAACGACGGCCTCAACCCCGCGCTGCTGTACGTGCCCGTGCTGCTGAGCCGCAGCGCTCCGGCCTTCACGCTGTACCCCAACGGCAGCTACGAGGGCCCAAACCCGTCGAGCGCGACATATGCGTTGTACGAGCAGGGCACGGGCCGCGTGCTGGCTGGCGACCCGGGCACGATCACGATCTCGACACCGCTGCCGCCCGGCTCCTACCTGCCGCAGCCCACGACCTCGGCCAGCTGGTCCTACCGGCAGACCGCCACCCTCTGGCCGCTGACCGGCCGCGACGAGTGGACCGGCGCTGTCACGCACGGCGCCCCGGCGCTGTTCCTCTGCGACTATGCCGAGGACGACGTGCGCATGCGCTCGGCCAGCGGCGAGGAGTTCACCTCGAAGCTGCTGATCTACACGTCGCTGCCCGGCGTGAAGCAGGGCGACATGGTCAAGATCGGCGCATCTGGCGTGGCCGACCCGTTCGCGGCCGGCGCCGAGGAGGTGCGAGCGGTGCGCACCTGGGCCGACACGTTCAAGGCCGAGGGCGACCCGGACTTCCGCATCGCCACCTGACGGCGCGCGGCCCCGCGGTGGGCCTTCCTAGCATGCCCGGCATGGATCGCAACCGTGTCCGCGTGGTCAACCGCATGCCGCAGTTTCTGACGGCGACGCAGGCCCGCGCCCAGCGCACGGTGCTGACGATGCTGATCCCGATCGGCAGCGAGGCCGCGGGCATGATCCCGCGCGCCACGTCGGACCTCATCAACTCGCAGACGCGCGAGACCGAGATGAACGGCACCGTCGTGCGCGGCCGCATCGGGTTCATGGCCGAGTACGCGGCCGCGGTGCACGAGGCGCCCGGCACGCTGCTCGGCAAGAACGTGCCGCGGCCCAATGGCCTGGGCGTCGTCTGGGGCCCGTCCGGCGAGCCCGAGTTCCTGAAGAAGGGCGCCGAGCAGGCCAAGCCGCTGGTCGAGCAGGCGCTGCGCCGGGGGATGCGGCTGTGAGCATCGCCCAGCGCATCGAGGCCGCGATCCGCCCGGTGCTGCCCGGCGTCGTGCTGTCTTTCGGCCGGATCCACGGCGCACCCGACCCGCTCAAGCGCTACGGGGTGATCCGCCCCGCTGGCGGCAGCAGCGGCGACCGCGTGCGCCGGCCTCAGTTCACGCTCGACCTCATGGGCCTGAAGGACGGCGACGCCACACAGACCGCGGCCCTCGTCGAAGCGGCCATCCAGCGCATGCGCGAGCCTGTCGCCGGCCTGGTGTTCCTGGCCCCGAGCGAGCCCAGCTTCACCACCACCGCCGAAGGGCGGCCCCTTTCTTCGGTCGCCATCGCGGCGATCACCGAAACCGCACCTGTCTGACCGCAGAGGAGAGAGACCATGCCCGCCTACACCGGCCGCGACGTACTGATCGAGTTCGCCATCGGCGACGAAAACGCCACCCTCGGCTCGCTGGTCTTCAAGACCCTCGGGATGATGCGCGGCAAGGGCATGAACGTGAACTGGGACGTGGTCGACGCCACCGGCGACAAGAGCCCGCAGTTCACGCGCCAGAGCCTCGTGACCTACAAGCAGGTCGAGTTCAGCGGCGACGGCGTGGCGTACACCGAGGCCGTGCACAACCAGGCCGAGCTCAAGGCGCACATCTACAACCCGGGCGCCGGCACTGCGAACCAGCCCAAGGCCTGGATCCGCCAGACCGCGCCGGACGGCGTGACCGTCGGCCCGTTCATCTTCAGCGCCTGGGAGAGCGCGTCGCCCTACGACGACGTCGTCACCTGGAGCACGAGCGCGCAGTCGAACGGCGCCGTCACCTTCACGCCGGCCTGACCGCCGCACCACTCAGGAGCCTGAACCATGCCCGCCATCAACAGCATCGAAGCCAACGCCATCGGCGACTTCTCGGCCCCGATCACCACGCTCACGGCCAGCGACACGATCACCTTCAATCCGGGCCGCGTGCAGCTGCTGGTCATCCGCAACCCGACCGGCGGCTCGCTCACGCTCAAGATCGACGGCGACGCCGGCACGACCGTGGCCGTCCCGGGCCTGGGCAACGTCAGCGTTGCGGGCGGCTACGACATCGTCGTCGGCGCAGGCCTGTCGCGCGCCGTGCGGCTGTCGACCATCAGCAGCTACTGCCAGGGCGTGGTGACGCTGACGGGCGCGGCCACTGCGGTCGTGCAGCTGTTCAACATCTGACCGGCCTCTGCCCCGGGCATGCTGGTCGAGCACGGCTTCGTCCGCGCGCAGCTGCCTGACGGGCGCGAGTGGACCTTCACGCCCAGTTTGGGGCGCATGGAGTCGCTCGGTCAATCCGAGCGCGACGACGCCGCTGTCGGCTTCGATCCGACCATCCCGGTGCGAATCTACGCCGAGCTTCACGGCCCGCAGGCACTCAAGGCGGCGCGCGTCGTGTTGCGCCATCTGTGGGACGGCGGCGAGGACCACATAGACGGCGCGCTCGGTTTCTTCGCGCCCGGCCCACTCAGGCCACTGCAATCAGTGTTCGGCGGCGACCCGCCAGCCTGGATTGATGGCGGCATCCCCGACGACGAGCAGATCATCATCGCCCGTCACCTGATGCAGCACGGGATCTGCGGAAGGCCCGAGGGCGAGGCCGGGCAGGAAGGCGGCGGCCGTTACAGCGAGAGCTTCAAAGCGGGCGAGTTCATCACGCTGGCGCGCTCAAGCCTAGAAATGTCGGCCGCCGACGCCGCGGCGCTTTCCATGACCGAACTGCAGCAGCTCATGGCCGTGAAGTTCCCGCCGCAGGAAGGCGCCGCGAAGGGCAAGAACGTGCCCACCCGGGCCGAGTACGAGGCGGCGATGAAGCGGCTGAAGGAGCGGCGCGGTGAATAGCCCGGGTGGCATGAACGTCGGCGGCGTCTACTACGACGTCGAGCTCAACACCGGCCAGCTGCTGCAGGACAGCCGCAAGGCCGACAGCGCCCTGCGCGGCGTCGAGTTCCGCATGGGCGCCGTGGCGCTCGCCGTCAAGGCCCTGGCCGCGGCGCTGGCCCTCATCAAGATGGCCCAGGTCGCCGACGACATGCGCCTGCTGTCGGCCCGGGTCGAGGTGGCTGCCGGCAGCATCGAGCGCGGCGCCGAGGCGATGAACGCGCTGGCGCGCATCAGCGTCCGCACGCAGACCGCGCTGGCCGACAGCGTGCAGGTCTTCACCCGCCTGAACAGCTCGATCATGCAGATGGGTGGCACGCAGCAGGACACGCTGCGGATCACCGAGCTGCTGGCCATGGCGATCAAGGTCAGCGGCGCCAGCGCCACCGAGGCCGCCAGCGCCATGACGCAGTTCGGCCAGGCGCTCGGCTCCGGCCAGCTGCAGGGCGACGAGCTGCGCAGCCTGCTCGAGAACGCGCCGTACCTGATGAAACAGCTGGCCGCCGGCATCGGCGTGCCGGTGGGTGCGCTGAAGAAGCTCGGCGAGGAGGGCAAGCTGACGGCGGATGTCGTGACGGCGGCGCTCACGAAAGCGGCCGGGCAGATCGAGACCGACTTCAAGCGGCTGCCGCAGACCTTCGAGGCCGCCATGATGGCCCTCGTCGACCAGCTGCGCGCGGCAAGCCAGGCGGCCGACGACTTGAGCGGCACCAGCAGCGTGCTCACCGGCGTGGCCAACGGCACCGCCGAGGCCGTGGGCCTTCTCGCAGACCAGCTCCGGGCCGCCACGGGCGAGGCCAACAACCTCGGCCGCAACGACGCCATCGGCGAATGGTCTCGCCGCACGACCCTGGTGCTGTCCTACGTGGCCGACGCCGCCGACCTGACCTGGCAGACGCTGAGCGTGCTCGGCAGGAACGTGGCCTTCGTCTTCCAGGGCGTGGGCCGCGAGATCGGCGGCATCGGTGCACAGATCGCCGCCGTGATGCGCGGCGACCTGGCGCAAGCGGCCGAGATCCGCGACCAGATGGTGGCCGACGCTGCAGCCTCGCGCGCAGCACTCGACGCAGCCGACGCGCGCAGCCTGGGCCGCCGCCAGCTGGCCGGGCAGGCGATGCGCGAGCGCATTGGCGCGATGGGGAACACGGCCGGCAGCTACATGGACCGCAGCGACCGCATGGCGGCCGGCGGCCAGCCGAGCACGCTGAAGGCCCCGCCCGCGCCCCCGCCGAAAGCCAAGAAGGCCGGCGGCGAGAAGGACGCCGGCGACGACGCGCTCGACCAGATCAAGCAGCAGATCGCCGCCGAAGCGAAGCTCGCGCAGATCGAGAGCGACCGCATCCGCCTGGCCGACGAGCGTGCCGCGAAGGAGGCGGCGGCCGAAGAAAAGACCCGGCGCGACCGCGAGCAGGGCCGGCAGTTCGCCGTCGGCGTCATGGGCGAGGCCGACCCCATCGTGCGGCTGCAGCAGGAGCTGGAGGCGAAGAGTGCGCTACTTGTGCAGTACGCGGCGCTCGATGAACAGAACCTCGCGCTGTACGCGCAGGCAAAGGTCGCGCTCGAGCAAGACACCGCCGCGCGCATCACCGAGATCCTGGCCGGGCAGGAAGAGAAGCGCCTCGCCCTGCAGTCGCAGGCCCTGAACGCCTACGGCAGCCTGTTCGGCAGCCTGGCTGACCTGTCCAAGCAGTTCGCGGGTGAGCAGAGCGGCATCTACAAGGCGATGTTCGTCGCCTCGAAAGCCTTTGCCATCGCCGACGCGATCCTCAAGATCCAGCAGGGCATCGCCAATGCCGCCGCGCTGCCGTACCCGGCGAACATCG